TCATGCCGCCAGTTGAGCCGGTAGATACTGCTGCATCTATGATTGGTCTACATGAAAAAACCTCAAGAAAAGAAATTCGCCAATTCATAGGTCTCGACCCAGTCAGATACCAATGGTGTGCAGCCTTTGTTAATTCTGTGCTCAAGTACCACGATATTCCTGGGTCTGAAACTGTAAGCCGCCATCCACTTCTTGCAAGAAGCTTTTTGAAGTGGGGTGAGCCAGTTAAAGAGCCAGAGTTCGGAGATATCGTAATATTCACTCGAAACAACAATAACTGGCAAGGTCACGTTGGCTTCTATGTAGAGTCTGCTGTCGTAGATGGCGTACCAAGCTACGTTGTGTTAGGCGGAAACCAAGACGATGAGATTAAGTACAAAACGTACCCAACTTCAAGATTGCTTGGAATCCGAAGAATACCTTGATTCTGTTTTCAACTGCACTGCTGTAGCTGTTCACTACTCGGGAATTCCAACCCTCGGCAATAACAGACTCGCCTACTTGCCACCCTACTGTATCAGTGCATGTGAAAACAGAATCTCTTCTGTTTCCAGTTCCATCATCGGGCCTCCCCTAGGAACAATGCTTAAATTTTCAATGAGCGGGGATGATTGATATGATCTCTTCGATCCCGAATTTTCTTCTATACTTGATCGACATGAATGTCAACCGTTATTTTGGAGGTGAGTGTCAGAATTGAACTGACTACTTGCGTGCTTCGGATTTGCAATCCGACCCCTTACCATCCGGGCCACTCACCAAATAAGAAACCCCTCCAGACCTTTCGATCGGAGGGGTTGGTTTTCTTGAACCATGTACTCTAGCTTGTTAGCTGTCGTACCCCCTCATGTTCATAATATTAAGTTCTTCACAACGCACAGTAAAGCGATAGCCAGGCTGTGCCTGCATATGCTTTGAGACTGATGCGATAGTGGGTTTCATTGAAGGATAGTTCCTGTTAGTTTGTTTCTTATACTATTTATACACTGATTCTCGAAGATGTCAACAAAAAAGTGCGCTTTTCCGAAAATAATTTAGATGAAAGCTTTGAGCATCCAGCGGTGTTTCTCATGAGCGGTGATTCGATCTTCTATGAAGTTCACTACGCCTGCCTGACCAAGTTGTTCTGCTACGGCCCGTACTTCGTAAAGAGTCATGATGACCACATCATTATCACGAGCGAGACGAGCAAACATCAGAGGTGGTTCTGGAATCATGAGCTCATCTTCGATTCGGCTCAGCTCCTTGAAGCGAGACAACGAACCTGGAGCAAACGATCCTACAACACGGATCATCTCTGCGATAGAGTCAATAGAACCACCAACCTCTTCATAAAACTCACCAAAGTACTCATGATACTGTGCAAAGTTTGGCCCAGTCACGTTCCAATGATAGTTTTGTGCTTTTACCGAAAGGCCATAAACTGTTCCAAGCAGAACCTTCAATGCTTCAGCGAGTTGATCCATGATACTCATCCTTTGTTATTGTTCTTGAGTATTTATATTGTGGTGCTCCCGCAGGGATTCGAACCCCGGACCAATCCGTTATGAGCGGACAGCTACTAACCACTGAGCTACAGGAGCAGATTGGTAGAAGTGCTGGGTTACGCTCCCAGTCGAGAACAGTCATCTACTGCTGAAGGGTTTATAAGGCCCTCTTGCGTCTAACGCCCACTTCCATGAAATTGGTGTCCCCGGTCGGACTCGAACCGACACTACGCAGATTTTAAGTCTGCTGACTCTACCTATTGGCCTACGAGGACTAAATTTGGTGCTCCCGGAAGGACTCGAACCCTCGACCTTGGCATTAGAAGTGCCTTGCTCTAATCCAGCTGAGCTACGGAAGCAATGTGTATTATTTATAAAATTCAAACGAATATGTTTGACCGTTTTGTTTAAAGGTAATCGTGCTATGTGAGTAGACTTCAGTGCGTTCAACATGGTATGTTGTTTCTTCCCAGCACTTCTTGCCACCCTTGTCAGCTCCGATCACACCGCCGATAACTGCACCGGCAGCTGCACCCTTGTCGTCACCAGTAACGCCTTTACCGATAATACCACCAATAATCATACCTGCCAATGCGTCGCCACCGGCTGAACCATTTCTGCAAAAGGTTTGTGTAGTAGGAACACTCACTTCTTGCAACGTATAATGATCTTTAATAGTAGCCCGAACCGTATCAGCAGAAGCTGACGTAGCTACGAGAGTAGCAGCAATTACGAGTAGGGTTTTCATTAGGCGAGCCTTTCGTTCCAGAAAGCAGTGTACATTTCTTTGTCAGTTTTCCAGCGAGGACGAACTGCAACAGGGGAATCATAAAGGCCAACACGCTCAATGAACGCAGCAACTTCTTTATCGATTGCTAGCTCAAATTCAGATTTCACTGGTTGAGCATTTACCTTACGCATCTCATCTACGACGGGATTATACTCAGTATTTATACGATCCATTCACGTTTTTCCTTCATGGCATCTGCAGCGCAGTTAATATAGTCTTTATCTTCATCCGACAAGTGTGCCCAGTAAATCGACAACGATTCGATTGATTCGGCAACCGATGAGGGCATCTCGATATGCATCTGAGCATTCATCAAATGCTCAAGGGCCTGCATCTTTCTTTCAACTTTTTCGGCGATACTCATGAAGCCATACTCTTAATCATTCTCTCTTCTTCAAAGCTTTGTTCAAGCTGAAGATCTTCTACAAAGAACTCGATCCGCATCATCAGATCTTCTCGCGAGTGCTCATACGCTTTGGCGCGGCGAACGATGTCTTTCAGGCGAATAATCACAGTGTCGTAGTCTTGCATCTGCATCTTTTTTCTCCGGTTACTTATATAGAGTATACCAAAAACTCTGGTATGTCAACAGGAAAATACGCTACTTGCTCTTTTTCTTTCGTTTGTTCTCAACGATCGAAATAGCAAGAGCTTTGCTCTTGTCCCACATCTCTTGAACGTCTTTATATCGCTGAGTTGTGATCCACTCACCAGTCATGAAACCCCACGACTGGATTGCAAGAGTCTTTGTACGATGACTCTGTATAAGTCTTGATTTCATCCCGACAGGTTCTTTGATCTCATCGATCACGTCGAACTGTACACCGAAGTCGATGTTTTTCGTATTCATCTTTCACCTCAGAAGTTGTAGTCGTAGAAGCGCTTGGGCTTGTCAGAGAGACGATGTTCGCCGTGGATCGACTTCCACTTGCCGTTTTTCTGAAGTCGAGCACGAATGACGGGCGAACCCTCACGAGTAGCATAGGTATACTCTTGAGTACTGTTGTTTACACAGTGAGCACTGAAGCCGCCGGCAATCATCTCGGGCTTCCACCCTTCGACAAGCTTAGCATCCATCTCACGGATTTCGATGGTCTTGTTAGAGACAACACGGACGACTTCGAAAGGGACGATGTCAGAGTAACCGATCATATTCGCGAATTTCATGGTGTAGCCTTTCACTGCCTTACTATATAGATATAGTACTTGCAACTACAAATGTCAACCAGTAAAATTCACTTTTCGTTAATTTTTTTCGCTTGCCTTGCAGCCCATGCAGCCTCGAAGCCGACTTCGTGTACAACGTTCTCGTGGTTGCCCCAGATCCGTTCTATGTAGGAATGATAAGTCGACTCGATGTCCTTCTCGGACCAAGCTTCAGGGATGAGCTGGCCTTTGACGATCCAGTAAAAGCGATTCGCTTCTTTGATTTGAAACCATGTCATGTGATGAGGTGCTTTAGATGATTGCGGTGGATCTTAGCTCCGACAAATGCATTGTAGAATTCGTCAGGTTTCAGCAGGACGTCGTTAACCACTTGCTCTCGAAGCTCATAGTAACTCATCTCTGCAGTTGTCTTGCATAGTCGGATAATCTTTCGCTGAAACCTATCAACACCAAACTCTTCGACTAACGTCTTTACTTCTTCGCTAGATCCGTAGTAGTCCATCCAATCAGACTCGGATATAACCTTGCGCTTTCTTTTCTGTCCTTTGAGAGGCTTCAGAGTTCGCGTTGAACTGAGCTTCTTCTTACCGATGTATTTCTTACCATTCAGTGTATCGGTTATTTCATAGACGAAACCAGCATGTCCATTAATATCGTCCGAAGAGAATGGCTTCCCTTCGTATGTCCAGCTCATTCTTCTTCTAACTCTTCGTCCCACTCTTCATCGTCATCATCGTGAAAAAGTGACTCTCCGCAGAATGGGCAAAAACAAATCTCGCCGTCTTCATAGTGTTCAATCGAAAATTCTGAGTCGCAAACTTCGCAGACTAAATCTTCTTTATTCATAATAGTCTCCTTCAAATAAAATGGGCAGGATTTGCTCCTGCCCTATTTATCTTTCGGAAGATTAGGCCTCACACGCTTGGCAATTCATGATGTCTCTTACAAGTTGCTGAGCAGGATTTGATGAGCGTTGATAGTAGAATGTCTTCACTCCGAGTCTCCATCCTTCGATGATCAGAGCATTCACATCTTTTGGTGACACATCAGGAGCAATCAACAAGTTCAAAGATTGTGCTTGGTCGACGTACTTCTGACGAGCAGCCGCTTGCTGAACAATGCTAATGGGAGCGATCTCAGAGAAAGTCTTGAATACGTCCTTTTCGGTCTGAGTCATGAACTCGAGATGCTGTACCGATCCACCATGTTGTAGAACAGACATCCAGGTCTCGTCGTCGTTTTTACCGTGTGCTTCAAGAACATCTACAAGGTAGGGGTTCTTGTAAGTGAACTTACCTTTTGCAAGGTCTTTCGTGAAGTAGTTCGAAGCAAGAGGTTCAATCGATGGTGATACCTGGCCAAGAATAAAGCTCGAAGAAGTAGTAGGAGCAATAGCACAACGAGTAAGGTTGCGTACGCCATATCCAAGAAGTCCTTCAGGCTCGCCGTACTCAAGTGCAAGTTCTTTCGAAGCAGCAAGAGAACGGTCGTCAATAAACTTCGAGATCTTAATCGACAACATATGAGCATCAAATGATTCGAAAGGAATCATCTTTGACTGAAGGTATGAATGCCAACCAAGCTGGCCAAGACCAAGCGCTCTCCAGTGACGAGCAAAGTTGTTGGAGGATTCCATGTACTTTACACCGTCGGTCTTCTCGATGTACTCTTCCATGACGGCGTCAAGGAACCAGATCATCACTTCAACCGCATCGGTATTTACCCACTCGTCGAATGTAAGAATGTTCATCGAAGCAAGGTTGCAAACAAACGACCAATCCTTCGAAGAAGGAAGTGCAATCTCAGAGCAAAGATTCGAAGCCCAGATAGGAATGTTCTTATCCTTCAGTACCTGAGGCTTATTGTTATTCACAGTATCAGTAAAGAACAAATACGGATAGCCAGTTTCCTTACGCTTACGTAGAACACGAGCCCAGATAGTACGTTTATCCGGATCACCAGCAATCATTTCTTCCATCCATTTGTCAGTGATGGTTACACCCATCGAGACATTTTGGATCGGACTACCGACTTCACGGATGTCAAGGAACTCCATAATATCAGGATGTTCAATAGGAAGATATGCTGCGAAGGATCCACGGCGAGTCGACCCTTGGCTAATCACGTCAACACCGGTATCCCACAACGCCAAATAGTACGCAGGACCATTTGCCTTACCATTCGCTCCACCTTTAATATCTGTACCACGAGGACGAATAGAACCGAGGAATCCAGAAGTACCAGCGCCTAGTTTGCTTTGAGTGCAGACTTCACCAAACTTGTCGAGAAAGCTCTCGACTGAGTCTTCAATGTAAACACCATTACATGAGATAGGAAGACCTTTCTTCGTACCAAAGTTAGACCATACTGGCGATGAGAGAGAATAATAGCCTCTACTCATGTAATCATAAAACTTATCAGCAAAACCTTCTTTGTCAAGAATACGTTCAGCTGCTTTTGCAATCTCACGAACTCTCTCTTCAACTGTCATATTACCATCAATATAACCTCTCGAGAGGAAGATGCGAGAGTCTTCATTTGCCCATTCAAATCCCATGTTGTTCTCCTTAGAATAGATCGTCTGCTGTAATTGCTTTGCCTTTTGAATATTCAACCGGTCTCTTCTGGAAGAAGTCAGTCATATTCGCACCGTAAAGTTCCTCATCAAACCAGTGTGTTTTCTTTACGAGTTCAGCGTCATAAACAATTGCAGAACTATCAAAACCGATTTGATCGATGGACTCTTTCATGCGCTTTGCAATAAATGCTTTTAAGATACTTGCATCAAGACCCTGAATAGCGTAATCGCCCATGATCCAGTCAATAACCTTTGACTCTGCCTTTAATGAGTCGATGCATTCACTCTCGATACGCTTCTGCAGTTCTTCATCAAATAGCTCTGGATATTCTTCACGAAGAGTGTTAATAATCTTAATGCCAACTTGTGCATGAAGCATTTCTTCATTACGAGTGTATTGTACTTGCTGAGCGCAATCCTTCAAAACAGCTTTGTTACGGTTGAAGTGCATGATGATATAGAACTGCGAGAAGAGCGATACGTTCTCAACGAACAAAGTAAACAGGGTGATCGCGTAGATATATTGCTTTTTAGTGTCGTCCTTGT